CCACCCCATTAGGCGTCTCGGCGGGGCAATATATTGTAGGTAATGGAAAATAATTAACTTTATCAATACACTTTCTTTTATGTTCGTCAAATAATATTGCTTGATGGTCGTCCGTAATTTTTGCGATTTCATTATCTAATATAATTTTTGATAGACGAATAAAAGGTAATAATCTTTCCTTTACTTCAATTAATTTAGTGAGTATTTCTTCGTCTGCGTTGAATATCTCTACTCTCAATTCGTCGTATTTGCCTTCGGTTGCGTTCATCATCACTTCCATAAAGGATACATAACACTTGGATAAGTGATATACACACATAAAATATAAGCAAATCCATAGTCTGTTCTTATCTACCTCAATATTATTATTTAAGTTTTTAAAATCAGCATCAATATCTCTTGCTAAAATTGTCATACCTCTATCACTTATTAATTTCAAATCCAGTAATTGTTCTAATACTAATTCAGCAAAGGGCATTAAAAAATAGTCATTCCCTTTATCTCCCTCAATCAAATTATAGAATTGCCTAATTCTTTCAATTTTTTCATTCATATAATATTAGTAAACAAAATAATATTATATAAATTACGCTATTTTTGACGCCAACCATTCTTCTACTTCTTCTTTATTAATGGAATATTTTGTATATTTCTTACCATAAATAACTATTTCTGCTCTCCACCCATTCATAATATTATATACTCCTCCCTTTTTTTTTTTATTATTATTATTCGTAATACAATCAACCCATCGTAAATTATCCAAAGAATTATTTTCTGGATTTCCGTCTATATGGTCTATCATAGGCAAATTATTTGGATTATCTATAAATTGGTTTGCTAATAATCTATGTATAGTTGTTGTATATTGTTTTCCATCTTTTTGAAATCTTACTTGTAAATAATTTTTTGGTATTTTATGAAGTTTCATTACCTTACCATTCTTCTTTAAGACTTCTCCATTCTTATTAATTTTGTAATCTTCAAATCCTTTAATTTCCTCAAAATCGCTCATTATTATATTATATAATATATTTTTTAAATCAATTTTTTTATTATATTATATATTTAATTTAAAAAGGTATTATAGTCTTACCACGCCGTTGGCACCGAGATTAGACTGGTCGTATTGTTGTCCTATATAGTTTTGATTTCCTAATTGGTCAATAACTCCGCCACCACGTATTCTTGGTCTTCTTGTTTGTCCCGCCGCATTCACAACTTGAAAAGGAATGTTTGCTTGTGGAACTCTCATTACACCAAGATTGGTATTTCCAAAAGCGGGAACTGAACTTGGAGCAAAAGCAATATCACCAACCGCACCTCCATATTCTTCATCACTTTCACTATTACCGCTATCACTACTCTCATAATCATAACCTCTATGTGTTTTTGATTTACTACCTTTATGTGCCATATAATCTTCGTGTCCGGGTCTTGTTTTTGATTTACTACCTTTATGTGCCATAAAATCCTCGTGTCCGGGTCTTGTTTTTGATGGAGTTCCTTTATGGTAAGTTCCCTTACCTTGTTTCATCGCATCCTTATACGAACAACCAGTCTCCGCTTGGATTTTTTTAATATGTTGTATCCAAGCACTCATACTTTCTATAAAGAAAAAAATCTCAAAAACTTTTTGCGTTCTTTTTTTAAAAGAACTTAGTGAACGTTAATTAAAAATTGTGCCCTTTTACGAACTTTCATAGAAAAATCTTTTGGATGTGATACGATATATCGTGCGTATGCGTCTAATGTTTTGAGATGCTTATATTTTGCTTGACGTTGATAAAAAGATTTACGGAAAGCACCTTTTTCAATATCTCCTCCCGTCGCGTGGGGGCGTAACCCCACACCAGTTCCACTTTCACCATCGTCGTCGGGGGTGTTATCGCCTAATACTACATTACCAGCAAGAGCATCATTCTGTAAATAAGGCGGTAAAGAGATAAAATCTTTTGGTTGATAATCGGGTGGATATACTTTTCTAACACCTCGTCCTTTATTACTTTGCCGTAGATTTTTTAGATCTACTTTACCACCTTGAAGTAATACATTAAATCTTGCTCCTATGTCAGTAATAGTATTGGATAATTTACGGAGAAAACTTTCATCACCAAATAAACTTTGTGTGTCTTGTTTGATGAAAGCAAAATCTCGTTCTCCACCTAATCCACTCGCTTTCAATACACTCAAAATAAAGTTTTGACAATTATTATCACGTGCCGAATAAGGGTAAAATCTATCTCCCATCACTATCTCCGCATTATGGTAAAGTTGTCCTAGTGTAATTTGTTTATCAACAGATACTTCTTCATCTTCTTGACCTTTGTCTGGTCTTATGTATTTGGTTAAAGATACTCGTTCCACTTTTTCAAAAGCAAGTTTAATACCATTCTGTAAGGTAATAATTAGTTTCAAGTGAAAAAGTTTATCATATGGAGAATTATCCAGATTTTTTTTAAAGTCTCCCATACTTGCTACATTCAACGCACTAATTAAAGCACTACCAACGGGGTTTCTCGCAATAGTTAACCCACTGATGATATTATCACCATATTTATTCAACATACTTTTTACATTCGGGGGCATACCAGTATTTCCAGTTATGACTTTTGTAGCGACATCTTTTGCGGTAGAAGCAATTTTTGACGCGGTTTCCTTTGTTTTTCTATACGCTTTTTTTCCCAAATTAGTAATTGCCGATACAACTCCTTCTCCTTCAAGGGTTGGTTGTAGACGAACACTTTTTCTTGGAACAATTTCTTGATGTGCTACGGGGGTATTTCCACCTTTTTTTGATTCTTTTGCGAACTTTTTAAAAAGTTCTTTCAAATCTCTAACTTCTTTTAAAATAAGATTATTATGTAGTCCCAATCCTTCTATATGTTGTCTTACACCACGAGAGATATTATCATTATCTCTTCTTCTTTTTTTACTCGCTAATTGTTCGCTATTTTGTGAATCGTGTCCGTAATCAATTAATGCTCCTTGATTACCTTCTCCTTCATCGCTTATATCCTCTCTTGTAGCAAACATATTATTAACTCTCGTCCCTTTTGAAACATCTATACCAGCAAATAAATCTTCCATAATAGTTTTATCACGTGGCGGTAATTTATCATATAATCTTTCACAAAAATTATAAAGTTGTCTTTTTCCAGTTTTTGTATGAATATTAATTTTAAATAAAGCAGTTGTATATTTTTTTCTACTTTTTTCTGGTTCAATATATCCTATAAAGTGATTTAAACTTTCTATAAAAAGTTTCTCATCATCACCATCTAATCCATTCTCAATAAACTCTTCTTTATCAACAAAATCAGTTAAGGGCATATATCATACTCTAATATTTTATTTTCCGTAATTTTACTCAAATCAACTTTTGATAAATCCACGGATTTCTTTTTTGATTTTGGGGTTCTTCTTTTACAAGGCAAACCAAACTCTAAAAAATCTTTATGTAAGTTTGATTTCATATGATAAGTAATAGTTGACGTTTTATTCCTATATATTCCCCCGCACGGGCAATAAATCATTCCACATAAAATTACCATATATATCTTTTAACAAAAGATAACAAAACTTTAAATACTTATATTATATATTATAATTATATAATCTATTAAAACCTCGTCCGTAGGACGATGCGTCTTAAAGGGGCGCAACCCTTACCAGAGTAAAAACCAAGCGTAGTATGATGGAGAACCTTCCCAATTTAAATTATCTCGCTCCTTATTGTGTCTTATACGATACAATCTTCTACGATTTTCGGCATACTTTTGTCCTTTTGTTTGAACGTATGTTGGATAATCCAAATAATTTTTGTTTCCTATAGAAGCGATAAATTGTCCGTTCCAATCAAAAACATCAATCTTTTTTTTTGGATTATGTGATGGTCTTATTTTCACTCCAAGTTTTTCTGCTTGGTCTTTACTATATTGTGTGATATTATACATATATATATATATATAGATTTTAAAAAAATCTATGGCAAAAACCGCAAAAAAAGTATGTCAAAAGACCGCAAACTAAACACATACAACTGGGGTTTGTAAGGGGATGCCCCTTACTCCTATTGGTAAATCTAATTTTAATTTATCACTAAAATCTACATCAGTTAAGTTTGATTTTTCAAATAATTTTATATACTCGTTAAAACAAGTTGACAAAAACACACCACCTTCTGTTCCCCTATCATCAATTTTTAATGATAAGGTTTTAAATATCTCAATTGCTAATTTGTGGTAATGTTTTGATGCGTCTAACTCCGTTTCAAGGCGATCTTCTATCTTTAAATACAAAGACACTGATGTTAAAGTTCCTATAATAAAACTAATAGTCGCATTCGCACCCGAGATATAATCTTGTTTAATATAATTTGTGAGTGATACGGCAACCAAAGCGTTAATACTTGATAAAACTATGACTGGTAATTTAAACCATATACATATCTTTTTAATACCAAAATATTTATTTTTATGGTGTTGTTCCAAGTCAATACAATTTTTTCGTATCTCATTAAGCATTACTTCAATCTCATCATTCCAATTATTTGTTGATTGTTCGCTCATATTTTCTTTTGAGAAAAGAAATCAAAAACTGGTTTTGCGATCTTTTACAAAAGGGTTTGATATAATAATTCTTGTGTTCCCGTAGCGGTCATCACACCCAATTTTTGTGCTATAAACTCTACTGAATTGACGGGTGAAGCACTATTTGTTCCAATCACGATTGCTAATACACTATCGGTTGGAGCATAAACTCCTCTTGGATTATTAACTGGTGATATTCTCATAGGGACTAAATTAGAAGCATAACTATTTGGATTAGGACAACTTCCCGTAACATTCATAAACATAGTATAAGACGTATTTGCGACTGGTGTTGCGTTTAAAATATAAGTCATACTGCTATGGAAAAATCCCGGAAAGAAATCTCCCGAACCAGTTGGTGTAGTCAAAATAGTAAGGAAGGGGGAATTATCATTACTGGTTGTAGCACAATTAAAAAATCGTAAATACAATCCTAAAATATCACTCACAAGCATACCAGTTGCGGGAGGTTGATACCAATTAATTTTCAAAGATGGAACAGAGTTTTTGAAATACCAACCAAATTGGGCGTATGTATTTGAAGAAATACTTGGAACTGGTAAAGGGGGAGCACCATCGGCATAAATTGCTGGAGAAGAATATACTTGTAGTGCGTTAGTTTGTTTTACCTCTAACACATTAATATCGGTTGTATTAGTTGCGATGTTTGAAGTGTTGGTTGCGATGTTTGAAGTATTGGTTGCGATATTATTTGTCATAGTTGTTATATTTGTTCCGCCTACTGAACCCGTGTAAACAATATTTCCCGAAGCATCGCCAAGAGTTAGAGTGGTTCCCGCTGGTAGTAAACCGCTCATATATTTATCCAAAGAAAATAAATCCAGAAAAATAAATTGTTTGAGTTCCGTTAAAATCCCCCGTTAAGACGATGCTATTACTTGTTAAAAATACACTCAAAGGATAAAAAACATTATCTCTATATAATACCGCTGATATCATACTATCTGTTGAGATTGGTGTTACTAATGTGATGCTTGATGCTATTATTGTTATTGAAAAACTTGATTGAGGTGTTAATTGTCCCGTTGATACATAAGGGAAAGAAAAAGGTAAAGTATTGATAGTAAAATTGAGGGTTGAAGGTGTTGGTAATATTGATGTTCCGTTAAAGGTTAAATCTGTTGCTGATAATACACTTACATCAGTGTCTAATGTAATTTCCAAAGTATCACTCAAAATTGATGTTGAAGGAACTGGTGTTAGACCAGTAACCAAAGACAATATAGGTTGAGGACGAGATGCTAAATCCGCCGCATCTATAATAGTCGGCACACCACCATCGGGACTTGAGTTCATCTGTAATGTTGTTGGACCAAAAACCTTTGCGTAATATGTTACACCAGTAACCATATTAGTAGTGTTACTATTTACTTGAACCGGCCATACTGAATTATTTGGTGTCATATTATAAGGCGCAACACTTACTGATGATGCGGTATAAAGAGCAATATCTATGCTACTAATGATATTTGGTAAAGGTAAAAGAGTAGGGATTGGTGCTACATCTTTACTTACTTTAAATTGTGTATCAGTTAATATTTCATCTTTATCAATTGTAAGATATAATACTGGAGCATCAGTTGTATTACTATTATAAAACTTGTGTCCACCTATACCAGTCCCAGAAGCATTCAAAAATTGTAAAGCATTCGTTCCACTTTCAGTGTAATGATAATGCCCTAAACTTGTCCCAGTTGAAGTTGTTGGAAAAGTATTTGATAAAAGTGTTGTGTTGTTTGAGTTAGACCCTAATACACCGATATGGGTTATATCACCAGTTGGGTTTGAAAATTGTAAAGTAGCGCCCAAAGGTATAAGACCACTCATAATATACAATTAGATTTTATTTTGCTAAAATATACTTTTAAAAAAAGTATGTCAAAAAAGACGCCGTAAGCGTCCAGTTTGCCGTAGATTTACAAATCTACTTTACGTCCAAGAAATAAGGAATTGACCCGATATTTGAAAGTTTGATGTTCCAGTTGTCGTTGTCCCGCCCGATATACATCTAATTTGTGTATTATTGAGAAAACTCATCTGTAAGTTAAAACTTTGACCCGCACTTGGTGAATAAACATTAATACCCGACCCAGATAAAAGAGAAGGCGTTGATCCAGTAGGATATAAAAAACTTGGAAAAGTTAAAGTAAAATTAATTTGCGAACCCGAAGTAAAATTATTTGATGAATAAGTTGTCATATAAAAATTATTAGTTTGCGCTTTTGTATTAATAGACTGAGAAAAGGTAAAAGCGGATACACCCGAAAAACCAGTAATATTACTAACACCGACTGATATTATTGATGTCCCAGTTCCATCTAATACCGCTTCTTGGACGAACTCTTGTGTTGCCGATACATTACCATATGTTAACGCTGGGTTATAATTTTGTGCTGGTAGATTTACTCCTTGAGTAAAAGTATTTATTCCAGTAAAAGTTTGGTTTGCGGATAAAGAAGCATCTCCCGCTCCTTGTGATGCCAACGCCAATTGAACGAATTGTTGAGTTGAAGCGACATTCCCATAAGTTGTTGCTGGATTATAAGTAGTTTGTGCTGGTAAAGTTACTGCGTCATTAATGCTTAAACCAGTAGTAGTAGAAGTTAAAGTTGTAAGAGTTGATGAACCATTAGAAAGAGTAAGTGTCCCAAGACCACCCGATGTATTTGCGATAACAAAACCATAACTTCCCGTATTTTGTGAGTATAATTGATAATTATCATCTACACCATCACTAATAATAAAACTTGGAGAAGTAATATTAACACTGCTTGATATACCACTCGTAGAACTTGTTGCTGATAATGTTCCCCAATTATTAAAATCAATAGTAGGGGTAATTTGTAATTTTACACCAGTAGATGCTTGTAATATAATTTTACCACCAGTTCCACTCGCATTCAATTCTGCTATTCCATTCGTTCCTTGTGCTTGTAATACTGATGAAACACCATCGGGTTTTAATTGTAATGAATATGATGTTGAAAGTGTATTACTGCTTGATGCTAAAGAATAAATAGCAAAACCAATTGTTCCAGTTGGTGTATAAGAAATAAGTTGTGTTCCAAGACCAGTTCCACTATTACTTTGATTATTTGTTATAGTTAAACCTTCTGCCATACTTGAACCATAAGTTTGAAGAGGAGTAGGATTAAAATTATTCACACCAGTCCAAAGATTGTTTAATGGTAATAAATCTCCACCACCTTGCTCGTTCGCTAAAACATAACCAATTGTAGCAACGGCATTAGAAGGGGTTGTTGAAGTATTTGGGACGGGATTGGTGATTGTCGGGGGTAGTAAAAAATTAGCGGGTATAGTAGCACTTGAAAACTCCGCCAACCCACCTTGATTTAATGCTCCTTGATTGTTAATAGACACAAAGTTTTCTGTTCCTTGTGCGAAAGGAAATCGCAAGTAATTTTCGTCCAAATATTTTGTTGTTATATTGTCACTTGGTGTAATAAACTGACTTGGATTAAAAGCGCCGGGAACATACGGATTTGGTGGATTATAACTTGCCATTATAAGTTATACAAAGATATTTTTTTTATCCTTATACTTTATATGCCGAAAAAAGAAAAAAAAGAAGATTTATTAGAGGTTCATAATTGGTATGAGAAGATGCCATCCAAATACCACTTAAAGTGTCATAATCCAAACTATAAAACTCATAATATCAAAGTGCCTTTTCGTATGTGTATTATAGGAAACTCTGGGTCTATGAAAACCAATACACTCCTAAACCTTTTACACGCGATGACTGGAACCTTTGAAAGTATTTTTTACATTACGAAAAACAAAGACGAACCTTTGTTGAACTTTTTGGAAGACAAATTGGGTAATAAAGGATTGAAAATTACAGAAGGGTTAGCATCAGTTCCGGATTTGGATAAGATTGATAAAGAAAGTAATACGTTAATTATATTGGATGATTTAGTGAATGAACCAAAAAAAGAACAAAAAATTATTAGCGATTATTACATCCGTTGTCGTAAGCGTAATTGTTCTATTGTGTATATTAGTCAATCTTTTTACGATATTCCCAAGATGATTCGTAATAATATCAACTATTTGATTATTAAGCAAGTATCAAGTATGAAAAATCTCACGATGATTACAAGAGAATGTTCTTTAGGGATTAAACCGAGTGCGTTAACGACGATGTATAAAGAAGCGACAAAAGAGAAAAAAAACTTTATGCTTATTGACTTGGAAGAAGGCGACCCATTAAAGCGGTTTAGGTTCAATTTAGATTGTTATTTTGAACTAACAGAAGACGATTTTAAATAGGGTTGCGCCCCTATAAGACGCATCGTCCGTAGGATGAGAGTTCTAATAAAGAACGATATATAATATAAAAATAATATAAAGAATATAAAATATATAGTATAATGAGCGTGGTTAGATTTAACGATGATGTTTGGGGAGTGATTAAATCATTCTTATTTAAAAAGGTTGAAGAAGACGAGTTTGATATATTTGTTTTTGAAATATTAAATAAGTTTGAAGTATTAGAAGGCGATAATGTGATTGAAATAGATCACAAAAGAAAACAAAATTATAGCAATTTTCTTCGGTATGCTTTAAAAGTAGATACTTCTTTACGATTTAACCCATATGTTTTGAATGAAAAAGATTTTTTACATAGCATAGTTTATCGTATGTCATATTTACCACTAATATGGGAGTATGAAGATTATTGTGGTGATATAGCAGAAATATTATATAAATTAGAGTTTCTTGTTGAAATTGGTTGGAAAATTACGATAATAAAAGGGTTAGATTTAAATAAAAATATGTTAGAAGATTGTTCTATAGATAACACAAATACAGATATAATTAAAGGGTGTGAAAATTATCGTGATGGTTTTAGTGATGATTTTAGCGATATAGAAAGTCTTATAGATAATTTATTTAATGATTGGAACGATGAACGATATGAAACTGATACAAATTGGGATAATTGGGAAGAAGAAACAAAATTAAGACGAAGATGGGGTTTTAATCAATTTGAAATATTTTATAACGAACCCTTTTAAGTTTTTTAGCAAAAAAATATTAATTTTATATAAAAAATAAAATCTTTTTTATATATTATGAGTGGAACTGGTAGTTTGTTAATACGCAATTTACGCAAAGCAAGTGATTATGACAAAGCAAGGATAAATCAAGACGACTTATTAAAGATTGCGATTGCGAATGATAATAATATATCCAACGCAAGACGTGCTTATAGACAAGGAGAAGTTCCGGCATTAACACCACAACAACAATTTACACCCGATGAAGTTCAAGCAGATGTATCCAAAAATTATAGTGATGCGATTACCAATCTATTAAGTTTAGGAATGGATTATAGAGAAGCAAGTCAAATTGCGACAAGATTAGGAGCAGACCCAACCAATCTTGTTATTTTGAATAATACTTTTCCAAGTCTTAAAACAGATTTTCAAAAAAGATTTGATGTAAAGCGAGTGACTACAACTGGGTTTGTAGATTTTTTTACAAAGTTTAGGGAAGTATTTGATGAGACAAAAGGTATTGCCGATAATAGTGTATTGTTTAATGACAAGTTTGACCGAATCATCAATAATATTAACGATTTGAGAGCAATATTGCCTACAAAAGACCAAATTAAAGGTTTATCTCAATCTGTCAAAGCACAATTCCGTAACGCACAAGGTGATAATACGAGAACACTTGGTAGAGCATTAGTAGATATAGATAGAATGTTAGATAGATTAGGTAGACGATTACCCGATGAAGCAGTCTTCCAACGAATAGCGGCGTTAGATCCACAAGCACAATTCCAAGCATTAGCACAATTACAAAATAGGTTTGATAATTTGCCTTCACGAGACCAAGTTCAACAATTATTGGATAGAGGTGAAGGTATGTCAATAGAACAATTTACACAAGAGATGTCTCGGTTAGTAAATAGTATGAAAGGTGGAGAAGAATTACCCGAAGCATCAGCAGAAGCGGTTTTAGCACCATTAAGTGATATAAGTGGAAGATTACCAGCACGAGAAATAGCAAAAATATCGTATATCCCGATGGGAGTTGATGTGAATATACAAGGTAGAGTTTATGATACGATTGGTATGACGAATGAAGGACAAGGGGGGCACTTGCGTATTGCTTTTGGTTCAACAGATGCCGCACCGGGCACTCGTTCAAAGGGTTTTAATAGAGAAGAACTTTATGATTTAGTGGAGGGAAGTTTGCCTTTACAACAAGTAGTAAGACGATTTACGGGACAAAATTGGGATGACACAAGATTACAAGCGAATAAAAAAAGATTAATAGGATTATTTGTAAATAGTGTAGAACAAAGATTAGGAGAGGCAAAATCGGGAAGAAGACCAAGTATTACCCCTAGAGCATCATCAAGTGATGATGATTGGACGGCGTTTGGAGAAACAGAACCCGAAATTAGGCGAATATCAAAATCTCGTTCTCGTTCTGGTTCTAAACCTCGTGAAGAAAAGAGTCGTTCTCCAAGTGTAGAAAGTGGAACTACATCTCCATCAGCAGCAACAATACAAACTGAAGGCGGAAAAGGAGTGGGGATGGTAATGGGAGGACGAAAACCTATTTTGATTAAAAAAATTGGGAAAGGGTTAGAACCAGTTGAGACACCAAGTCATATTCAGTTTGGAAAATACCTATTACACGCAAACAATATGAATAAATCTGTTTTGTCAGTTCATCATAAAGGTGGTGGACGAGTTCAATCTATCCCAGTTCAAAGTATAAGTGAAGATTTACGAGACTTTATTGTAAGAGTCCTTTTTGATAAAAGGACGCAAAAACCCGATGAAATATCCTCGCGCGGGGGGGAAACCCCGCTACAAAAAGAGTTTAATAGATTACCTTTAAGCGAACAAAAATTGTTTGAGAAGATGTCAAAAGGTGCGGGAGTTCATCATACATTAGGGTTAAAACCAGTAAAAACGGATGAAGACGAAAAATTAGAAGATAGATTTGAAGTATTAAAGGGAGAATGGTTGGCGGGTAATAATTCTCACGAGTTGGTTAGAGAGTTAAGAAAGATTGTGATATACTTTATGGAAGAAGGTAGATTGACAAAATCCCAAGCAAGAGAACTTTTATTAACGATAAACTAAATCCCTTTTGAGTAAGGGGTGATCCCTTACGAACCCCTTTACAAACAACTTTTTGCGTCCTTTTTGTAAAAAGGACTAAATTATTTTCGTGAGGTATATATATGAGAACTCTAATATTAAATAGTCAAAACATAGTGCCGGGTTCTAACAATTCTAATTTTCGTTATGTGTTTCCCGGAGGTAACGTCAAGTTTGTCAAAGGGCAAAAAGTTGCTTTAGCGAGTATATCAACATATTATTCTACTTTTAACATCACATCAGTGTATAATAATAATACTTTTTCGTATATTTGGGTAGATAATACTCGTATAGATATTACCATACCCGATGGATTTTACGATATTACAACCTTTAACGCTTTTCTCCAGCAACAATTTTTATTCAACGGACACTATTTAGTCAATAATGATAGCGGTCAGTATGTTTACTTTATTACGATTGGAACGAATGTAACATCCTACTCTTTTGAAGTAAATTGCTACAATATGAATGCGACTGATTACCCAATTGGCGTTGGTGTAGGAACTTTTACTTTAGGGACAAAACAACCATCATCAACTGCTCCAGTGTGGGTTGTTCCTACCGCTAATATTACTCCTATGTTTTATGTTCCAAATACTAATTTTCAAAACCTTATAGGATTTCAAACTGGGTATTACCCACAAGGTGCGAATGGATTAGTTCCTTATGCTCAAGCAGTTATAGCGGGTGTTCCCCCAGCACAAACTCAAACACCATCATATCCAGTAGTTCAAGGATTTTTATCCACCTTTACGCCACAGATTACCCCCTTTAGCAGTTTTATATTGACTTGTTCTCTACTAAATAACAACTACGCAGTACCGAATACTTTATTATATTGCTTTGCCCCACAAGGTAATTTTGGGGAACAATTTACAATTTCTCCTACGGGTCAGTTTAGTTTTATTGATATACAACCGGGCGAATATAATAGTTTTACGATGACAATTATAGACCAAGATTTGTTTCCAATTGCTTTACAAGACCCACAGACGATTATCCTTTTAGTAATTACAGACCCCGATGAAAAGATTATGAAATAGGGTTGCGCCCCTATAAGACGCATCGTCCTACGGACGAGAGACGCATCGTCCTACGGACGAGATTAGGATTTATGCGAAGCACGGACATACCGCAGAAAAAGGATTTTCGCAGAAAATTATTTTCGTGAGGTATAGTAATATGTATATCCATAAGTTAAGCAAATCAACTCTCGGTGGAAGAAGTATATACGGACATAAAAAGCGAACTGGTGGCGGAGGTAATATGAAAGTAGCAGTTCATAATAAGCGAACGATGGGAATGGGATTAAAACCCGAGATTTTTGATGACGGGCAAGTTAAAAAAGCAAGTGAAGTATTAAGGACTTTAAAGGTAAAACCAAAAGTTCCCCGAAAATATATTTCTTTTGAATAGGGTTGCGCCCCTATAAGACGCATCGTCCTACGGACGAGGTTTTACACCTTTTAAGTTAAGGAATATTCGTCTTTAATTTAAAAGGTTTTTTGCTTTCTTTTTGTTTAAAAAAGAAAATTATTTTCTTTGTTAAGAGTATAATGGATAATCTTGTCTATGAGGAGACTATTAACACAGAGATTTCGTCAAGCGAGTTTGTTGATAAGCAGTGGTTATATGTGAACGATAATAACAATAGTAGTTATTCGGGACAGATAGTTATTGATACCACTAGTTTAAGTAATTGTGGTCAATATCTCAACTGGATGGAGAGTTTCCTTACCATACCTTTAGTGCTACAATTACAAAGTTCTGCGGGTGGTTCTCTACCAGTTTTATCCCCTTGTGATTTTATGGTTGGATTGAAGAGCGGATATTGGCAAATAATTCACTCACTGATAGTGGAGTATAACAATAGTAATGTCGTCCAACAAGTTCCTTACCTTAATGTGTTCAATTCTTTCAAGGCAAATACAAGTTGGAGTGATGGAGATGTGAAAAATTGGGGGTCGCTAACTGGATACTACCCCGATAGTGCGGATAGTTGGGTTTATAACACCGCGGTCGCTAATCCAGCGGGAACAACCGCAATTTTGAATGCTTGGGGAACTGGTATTTGTAATAACGCAAACGCTCCTTATGTTGATATTAATTCTTTCGCAGCGGTTTGGATACCACAATTAGCAGTTGCTAATGCCGCAACAATACCCGAAGGAGCAGTAGCACAAGTAGCAAATTACCAAGAAGATAGTCAAGCAACAAACTGGGCATCGGGTGTTCGTTCTACTACTTACAACAAAGGTTTGTATAAACGCCAGCAGTGGTTAAACTTTTCGCCAGCACAGAACGGACAAGCAATAAATCAATACCAAAGCAATCAATCAGCACTCATTACCACCGCACAGATGTCGGCAATTTTTAGAAGTTATACTCAAGCATTACCTCAACAGAGAGCGTATGTTTTTGACGCAGTGATTAGAATGAAAGATATTTGCGATATGTTCTCCAAGATGCCTATGGTTAAAGGTGGAACGATGAGATTGTATATTAATACGAATCAGTGTTATTTTACCGCAAGATATTTGAGTGGAACAATAGAAGATAGTATAGCAACTGAAAACGCTACGAATGCTTTTGGAGACCAATCATCATATAATCAGTTATATATGACTTCTTCTCCTATTATTTTGGGAGGCGGTGGAACAAATCCAGTAATGTTGGCATCAAGTGATGTCGGTCAAGGTGGATTTGTCGCTACTGGTCTTACGACCGAAACCATCGGTATTAGTGGGTTGGATGTATCAGTTGGTCTTTCTATTGTAAGAACTCAATTCCCTCAACTGATTAACGGAATATCTCCAGCAATTGCCGCTCCTATTACTTCTTGTCGTCTATATTGTCCCGCATATACTATGTCACCTCTTGCGGAACAAAGACTTCTATCACTTTGCCCTACCAAGAAAGTCGTATACAACGATATTTTCTACTACACTTTTAACGATGTGGCAGCGGGACAGACTTTTTCATTCTTGGTCTCTAACGGCATACCAAATCTTCGTGGATGTTTAGTCGTCCCAACCCTACGACAGAATGCGAACGGAGTGGCAGCGAATGGTTCAGTCACTTGTGATAGTATTTTGTCTCCTTTCTCAACTTCTCCAGCAACACCCGACCCAATTTCCCTTACCAACTTCAACATACAAGTTTCGGGTAAAAACTTATTTATTACCAATTTACTCTACGATTATGAAGTATTTGCCGAACAATTGGTGTCTTCTAACCAGTTGAACGGAAGTCTAACCACTTCTCTCGCTTCGGGACAAATTGGGTTTAGTGAGTTCCAAAGTCTATACAGATACTACTACGGCAATATCAGTCGTTCAATCCCAAGTGAAGATGGTGTCGCAAAGGCAATCCAAATTGTAGGACAGAACGCGTCTACACAGACCATATCATTCCAAGTGTTTTTGGAGTTTGAACGAACTATGACAATTGATCTTCGCACGGGCGCCCGTATAGAGTAAGGAACCAAGGTTCCCTACGACCCTCCTTTTTAGGGGTTTTTTGCTCTCTTTTTTTTAAAAAGAGATATTATGCCGATTATTGATAATCCAAAACTTTACGAAAAAGCAAAACAAATCGCCGATGAAAAATATTCAAAACCGAGTGCGTATAAGAGTGGATTTATTGTCAAAAAATATAAAGAATTAGGGGGAACCTATACTGACGATAAAAAACCCAAAGATTTAAAAAGATGGTTCAAAGAAGATTGGGTGGATATAGGCGGTTTAGATTATCCCGTCTATAGACCAACAAAAAGAATAAATAAAGAAACTCCATTATTACCACAAGAAATAAATAATCTTTCACAACAGATTAAATTAAAACAAAAGATTAAAGGAAATTACAATTTACCTCCCTTTAGTCCTTTTTTAAAAAAGGACCCAAAAAGGAACGACTGGCAAAAAAAAAAATCTAATGATTATAATATGGTGAGAAGAAGGAAAGAAGGAGAAGGAGCAAAAGATTTTTTTAAAAAAGTTGGTAATTTTTTAAAACCAGTTGCCAAAGCAGTATCAAAACCGCTTATACAGATGGCAAAACCAGTTGTAACCGCGGGATTAAGCACTTTTGCCCCAGAGTTTGCCCCCGCGATCGCACTTGGTGTTGATGCTCTTGGGAATGCGGCAGACAGAGCAATTCAAGGTATGGGAATTAGGTTAACCAAAAAACAAGCACATCACTTACGAAGTGGTGGAGAAATTACCATCACTCGTAGTGCTTTAGTCCCAAATAGACCAACACATACTTTAATTTTACATCCCGAAAGAATGGATAGATTAGCAAATATGGTAAGAGAAAATCATCCACGTATCGCTATGTCTTTAAAAGAAGGTGAAGGAATTAAAGACTTTTTGAAAGGAGCATACAATAAAGTATTGAAACCAATCGGTAAAGCACTTGCTCCAATTGCGATTAATGCCGGTAAAAAAGCATTCACAGATAAATATGGCGATGAATATTCGGGTGTTGCCGATGTTTTAGGGAATGTCGCAAATCAAGGAATACAAGGTATGGGAACAAAAAGTATGCGAAAAAGACAACGCAAGGCGGGTGGGTCTGCTTATGTTCCAATTGCTTCTAATGGGTTAGTAAGAGAAGATAGTTTTGTTCCAGTAATGTATGGTGGAGGTGTATTACATATTACACACGGCGGAACAATTAACACACACGGCGGAATGAATGCGAATGAAAATTATGTAGAGTATCCTATCCAACTCGGTTCTCCATACGCAAAGATGGGTTCTCAAGCGATGAACCCTTTTTTCGCTAATCATAACCCATATCATCAATATTCCCCTATTAAACAAGGTGGTAGTTTTATGCCAAGTGGTAGAGGTGGAGGAATAAATCCTCCCGGAACTGGAGGGGGTATTAACCCCGCTGGTTATAGGTCATATCGGTAAGGGGTGCCCCCTTACAAACCCCTTTTAGGGTTTTTTGTGCCTTTTTTCGTAAAAAAGGCGAATATATAATATTTTGGGATATTAGAATGGAACTTTTAAATCCAACGATTATTAAGCAATTTAAAAAGGAAAACCTATCCTATATAAAATATGGTTTGGATAAAGAGCAACAACTAAAACAATTTATTATAAATAGATACGATAGTGAATTAAAACCAACATCACATTATTCAAAGTTTGATTTTGAAAGTAATAGAGTAAGAGTAGAATTAAAAAATAGAACTTGTAATCACTTTACTTTTGATACAACGATGGTAGGATATAATAAAATAGTTGAAGGAAAAAAAGACGACAGAGATTGTTATTTTCTTTTTTCTTTTGCTGATGGTTCTTTATTTGAATGGAAATTAGATAAAACACGAGAATATATCCCATACAAAAGAGAAGATTTTAAATCAACAAAATATACACCTTTTTCGCCAACAAAAGCAAATTATTATATACCAATGTGTGAATGTAGTATGTTAATGCCCCCTTCCCTTTTTGAAAAAAAGGAACAAAAACCTACTGGTTGTCTAATCAAAATAAAGTGTTAAGGATTTTTGCGTCTTTTTTTTAAAAAGGCATAATATATGCTGACTGACGAGCAGATTAGGAACTTTTTTGAAGAAACAGATTTACCATTAGTAGATATTGTATGTAAAGATAGATTACCCGATAAAAAATATATAGGAGATTATGTTGTAAATATGGAAGACCAAGAAGATGGTAATGGAACTCACTGGGTATTTTGTAAAATTACCGAAAAAGGTAAAGGATTATACTTTGATAGTTTTGGTGTTTATCCACCAGAAGATGTAAAAAACTTTTTGAAACCATTAAAGATTATGTTTAGCGAAAGACAAATACAAGATATTAAAAGTGATATGTGTGGATATTATTGTAGTGCTTTAGCATATTATTTAAAACACGATATAGATCCAACAAAAACTTTAGAGGATAATTTTTTTGACTTTTTAGATATGTTTTGCGATGACACCAAAAAGAATGACAAAATCTTACGTGAATATCTTAAAAAGAACTCTGTAAATAATAATTTTAAAACTACTTAAATATTATATATTACTTTATATAATATGGAAGCATCAACATATACCGAAAGTGTTAAAGCAAGTATTAAGAAGTATAGGGAAAGCGAAAAAGGACGTGGTGTATATAACGATTATATGCGAAGGTTTTATGAAGACAAAGCCCAAGACGACGAATGGAGAGCAAGACATAACGAGAGATGTAAAGAATACAACAAGAGATATAGGGAAAAGAAGAGAGAGGGAGAGGATCCAAAAACAAGGGGGCGACCCCGAAAAGTTAAGGAAATAGTTGAAATTGATCTAAATATTGAACCAAAAAAAAGAGGCAGACCTAAAAAGGTTATAGAATAATAATTCTCTATTTATACCCCTAATAAAAAGTATTATATAATTAAAAGAAATTATATAATATATTAATTAAAACAATATAGAAAAAATAATATATAGTATAATAATAATGAGTGACGTGAAGAAAGAATTAAGACATTACGGATTGACAAAGGCACAAAGCAACAAACCAAACTGGTTAGACATTCAAAAGCAATTTGGTATTAAAACTTCAAAGGATAGTAAAATAAATCCAACCATAAGCAAACAATCTGTTGTTTGGAAAGATTATGTAGGAGAATTGAAAAAAGCAATTAAGAAGAAATATGATTATGATACAGAAGAAATTGTTACGACAATAAGTTATAATATTACAGCGTATAACAAAGATAAGAAACAAATTGTTATACCACGAAAAATTGAAGTATTTTCAACAAGAGAGGGGTTTGAGAGAGAGGCGTTACTTAAACAACAAGAGGATAGTGATCGTATGGAAACAGAAAGTTGGTTAGAGATTACAAATAAGGGGAGATCTAAAGTAGAATTACAAGTAGCCGTTGGAGGATCTATACACAATATCAAGGGAATAAAATATGTTAAGATGAGATTTATGCGATATAAGTTAGACAACCAATATATCAGTGATATAGATAGAGGAGAAGGAACTTGTTGTTTTGATTTATTTTATCATCAGTATAATGACAAGATGGGTATTAAAAAACTCATACCAAAAAATAGAGAAAGAGCCTATGATAATTTGGGAGAATATTTTGGAGCAAATACTTTGGTAGAAGGTTTAACCATCAACGAATTAGAAAAGTTTTGTAGAGATTATAAAATTACTCTATTAGCGTTAGATAAGAATGAAAAAACTATATCATATAAACCAAGTGAAAATCGTAATTTACCAGCATTAATATTTATTGTAGCAAACAATCATATCTATCCTATATTAGATAAAGTAAAGCGTCTATCTCTTACAAGGAAAAGTGATAGTGAAAGAATTAATTTTAAGAGTGAAAATATAATAACAGAAAGTAGTAGTGATATAAGATTAACTCATTCATTCATCAAGGGTAATGAATTAGCATACATAAAAGCAAATAATGAAATACAACGTAGAAATACACTACCAAGAAAAATATCATTAGTAGATAATCAAATAAGCAAGATGTATTTTGGTGATGAATGCGTTCATATTGACGAACCAGAATATGATTTTGGAAAAGAATGGAAGGGGGAAACTCCATACAGCATATGTATGGATAATTTTGAGTTTTTTAAAACAGAGGGAAATCCTTTTGATAAATCTATATTTAATAGCAAGACAAGAGAGATGTTAGATCTCCAAGGAATAAAAGATAGAAATCACTTTGGTAGTATTTTGAACGATGAAGAAACAAAAAAGTATGAGGAATTATTACCACCAAAGATTTTGAAATTACATTATTACAAATACGAAACTTTACCAGTAAATAGTGTATTAGATAAATATGGTTTTAAAACACCAAGCGAACACACAAGAAAAATACGAGTAGATGTAGATGTAGAATTACCACAACGAAATAATTTTAGGCAAAAGTTTGTAGATGGAGATATTCAAGCAATAGATATTAACAAGTGTTACGCAACTTGTTTAGCGGAGAATACGTATGATTTTCCAGTGTATGATGAAGAATGTTCTTTTGAGAATTATGATGGAGTTTTAAAGAATGGGTTATACATAGTTGAAACCGATGATTTAACTTTATTTCATCAAACAAATATTTATTCAAGATGTATTATTGAAGAGGCGATCAAGAACGAAATACCTTTTACTATTAAGAAACAATTGATAGCAAAAAAATATATTCGTAATAATTATTTTGCCGATTTCTTTGATTATACAAAAGATTTGACAAAAGATGTTAATCTAAGAAAATTAGTTATAAATATCCTTACTGGAATATTAGGTAGAACTGATAATAAAAAACAAATAGTAGAATTGGATACTGATTATGAGGCAATATACAGATATTTCTTTTTGGGCGAAAAATACGAAGGAGAACAAAAGTTTTATGATGGCAAGTTTAAAGCACATCGTGATAATCTTATATTACAAAAATTAGGCGAAGGTGAAAATAGTATATATATGTATGGGTATGAAATCAAAAGTAAATTAACAGAAAATACTTTACCGATATATTTACAAATATTAGATTTAGCGAATGTGAGATTATTTCAATTAGGAAAAAAAGTAGGAGGTAAAATAATTTATAGAAAGACAGATTGTTTAGTAGTAGAAAATCCAACTATACCAATTAGAGAGATGACTAAAGGTTGGGGTGATTATTCAATTGAAAATAAGTCATCAAAGTTTCAATGGTCTAAACCTATGAGGAGTAATAGAAAAGTAGAGTTTAATTTGAGAGACGACGATTGGAAAAATTACGATCACCACGATAGTGATGATTATGAAGCAATTATAAAAACGGCAACAGAGCAAGGTGGATTACTAATTGAAGGACGTGCTGGAACTGGAAAGACTTACATACCAACAAAAGCATTAGGAGTATATGAAGATAAGTTTGTTAGATTTAATGACGATACAATAAGTATGAGTTTTACAAATAAAGCATCTCGTAATATAAAAGGATCAACTATTCATAAGACTTTAAAAATATCAAAAGATAATAAAATATGTAGAAAAGCATTAACGTTATTTAAATCATACAAGTATATTATTATTGATGAGATCGGTATGATTGAACTTTATCTTTGGAGATTAATATTAGAAATAAAAAGAGCATATCCTAATAAGATATTTATATTGATGGGCGACTATCGTCAGTTGCCACCTATTGAAGATACAATAGATATATTTAATCACCCTATTGTAAAAGAATTATGTAACAACAACAGAATAGAATTAGATGTAATGAAAAGATACGAGAAACCTTTATGGGATTATTTGGAACGAGGTTACGAGAATGGTGATTGGGATGGGTTGGAAACAAGAGATCTATCTATTGATGAGATATGTAATAGTAGAAACATATCATTCTATAATGCTAAGGGTAATCAAACAAAAATTAAGATTGATAAGATGTGTATGGAGCATAAAAAAAATAGCGATAGTGTATTAGTAAAATTAACAGAGAAACAAGAAAAAATAATTACATTACAAGATATATGGTTATATCACGGGTTGCCTTTGATGTCATATAAAAATTGTAAAAAAATAGGAGTAGTAAATAGCGAAGAGTTTATCGTAATGAATTATGACGATGATAAGATATGGTTAGAAAGAGAAGAAGGTGGTGAAGAAATTGAAATAAATTATGATGATCTTCATAGTTACTTTATACCAAACTATTGCGCAACAACACACAAGTCACAAGGTTCAACTTATAAAGGACAAGTCAATATATGGGATTTTTATAAACTACGAGAAGATAGAAGACGACTATATACCGCTTGTAGTAGATCAACAAAATTAGAAAATATTATAGTTAGTAAAAATATTATTTAAC